TAAAGAACTTCTGCCCCTGCATCAGACTGGCCGATGCGCCGGTCAGTGCCACCAGCCCGTCGTTGCTGGCGTACATCACCACGCCGTCGACCACGGCGATAGCCCACTTACTGGAGCCGGCCTGATCGACATTGATCTTGCTCACGGTCATGGAATCCGGCGAGACGCCAGACACCAGATGCGGGTGGGAACGGGTCGTCACCACGGCGCCGGAGCCATGCACGATGCCGCCGACGATGTTGGTCGGCAGCGTCTTGACGTACTTCGGTGGCCACGCCCACGGCTTGTAGGCTTCGGAGAAGTGCAGTTCGTTGCCCAGCCACGCACACAGGATGCCGTTGGGCAACTGCATCAGACCGGTCAGCGCCTGGTTGGGAGGGTAATACTCGGTCGATGACAGCGACTCGTTGAGCATCTCGCCCTTCACGTTGTCCGTGAAGATGAAGGTGCCGGAGCCGGAGAGCACGCCCAGCGCCCCAACATAGAAGTAGTCGGCAATGGTCGAACCCGTTGGGGTGCGATAGATGCGGATTTCCTTGATCGGCGCGTAGCCGGTGATGGCGTCCTTCACGGCATTGACCGACACGCCGATGACCGGCGAAGTCGTCACGAGGCCTGGGGGGCTAGGCGGGCCTTCCTCGCCGTAGGTATTCACGTAGGTATAGACGTAGGCCCGCGTTTCCTTGTCAGATTCCTTGACCGACATGGCCAGCGTCACCGTGTAGGTTGTCGTCGTGTCACCTGCATCCTTGGTCATGTCCAGGCTATACAGGCCGCTGGCTGCGCCGTTGAATGACGAGTTGCCGGTGTAGAGGTCGAAGATCTGCGAACTGTCGCTTTTCCACGTGGCGGTCATGCGCAGCACCGGGAAGGCCGTGGCCGGGGTGCTGGCCGCAATGGCGGGCGGCGTGAAGCGGTAGGTGGCATCACCCTGCGCCGTGGGCGTGATGGCCTGCTCCTGATACTTGATCCCGCCGTACTCCCAGTGAAAGCGGAACGTGATGTTCGCGTTCGAGGCATTGACCGGCGTGGGCGGCAAGGCCGACAACACGGGGGCGACGGTCGGGCGCGGCACGCCGACGAGGTAGGACGAGGAAGGCGCCCCGCCATTGATGCGCGTGCCCAGCCGTTTGGCTACCTTGAACCCGTTGTCGCCGGTGTAATACATCCGGTTGAACGTGTCATTGGCCAGCGGCGAGCGAACGGCATTCACGTCTGCCGTCCATGAGAAGAACGTCAGGCCGTCATCGGTGTAGAGGCCAGCCGGTGTGTTGGTCAGCGAGAGGTAGGCCCACCCGCCCTTGGTGTTGCGCAGCTCGCCATAGGCAAAGTCGCAGTTCTGAGCGACGGTGGCATCACTGTCGCCCAACAGCGATTCAGGGATGCGTGGTCGCAGCCCGGAGAATCGGTTGAGTTTGAATCCGGCCATGATGCCCCCATTGAGAATTGCTCAATTATGCGGACGTGCCAAGCGATTCGACGGCTAGTTCAGGCGTTGCTGCCCGCTTTCATAGTCCTCGCGTCGATCCATGGCGTGATGCGTGAAAACGTCGTGTTCGTCGTCTGGCGTCGGCCTGCACCAGCAGGAAGGTGACGGCACATGCTCGCGCAGATCGTTGATCGGAATGACGTGGTAGCGCATGTCAGCAGTGGTTTCCGCTGGGGTCAAACATGTCCAGCATGTGGTCGCACACATAACTGGCCAGCGCCTGCCGCCAGCCCGTGCCGTGGTTAATGTGCCGCTTGAGCCTGTCCGTCACCAGTATTTCCTGTGGCGGTTCAACAAACACCACCGATGCAATAGTGATGTTGGCCAGCACATCCATGACGTAGCCAAGCGCCACAAAAGGCAGCGACAGGGCCAGCGTCACGGGCGTCATGCGCTTTGCCAGATGGGCGCGATAGATGCCCATCACCAGCACGTACATGGCCCAGAAAGCCCACAGGAAGGCGATGACGAACAGCGCGTAGTCCATCACAGCGCAGCAGCAGCAGTGAACAAGGCGTCAAGGCCGGCTTCATTCATGCCAAGCGCCGGGACAAGCGACTGCGCCAGCGCGGAATCCCGTCGCACTTCCTGCGCGTATTCCCACTCGATGCGTGCCGCTTCGCCTTCCGCACCCGACATGCTGGCAATGGCGGCATTGACCTGAGACAACAGCCCAGCGCCCAGCAATGCCAAGCGGGCCTGCCGCATGGTTACCGCTTGCGGCACATCAGAAGGCGGCGGCACGTAGGCCGGCAGCTCGGGCGCCACAGCACCGGGGAAGTTGGCACGGGTAAAGCCAAAGCGTTCGATCACGCTGTTGTCCTCAACAGCACGCCATACTGCGGCGCTGTCGTCTTTCTCCAGTCGGTAGAGCGTGCCGCGCAGCATGGCCATAAAGGCATCGTGCTCGGGCGTGCCGGTGGTGGCGTCAAGATCCTCACGGGTGTTGATGACAGTGGATGCCATAGCGATTCTCCAGGTGGTTGAACAGATTGCAGGTATCGGCATGGTCGGCATGACCACGCCACGAGGCGATAAACCGGTCAAGCGACTCCTGATCGCCTGCTTTCAGGTATCGCTTGATCTTGCGTTTTGCGCCGACGACTGATCGCTTACGCAGCAGCTTGTGGCGCGGCCAGATGCGGAAGCCAAGAAAATTGATGCCTCGCGCCACGGGCGAGACTTGCCACTTGCTGATGCCCAACCCAAGGCGCTGCTTGCTGGCCTCCTCAATGTCCTCGAACCAGTCGCGCAACTCGTAGGGGTTGGAGGACAGGATCACGATGTCATCCATGTACCGCGCCCAGTGCCGTGCGCCAATATCGAAGTGAATGAATCGGTCGATCACGCCGCCATAGACATTGGCGAACAACTGGCTGGTCAGGCTGCCAATTGGCAGGCCGTGCCCGGTGTTGGGCACCATGGCCCTGATGGTGGCCAGCGTCTTGTCGCACTTGATCTTGCGCTCAATCAGACGATGCAGGCGTGCCCGGTCAATCGACGGAAAGAACCGGCTGTAATCGGTCTTGAGGAAATGCGTGGCCTGGGTGCGCCGCAGTTCTGCCTGAATGTGCCGCACGCCCGCGTGCGTGCCCATGCCAGCGCGGCAGGCGAACGTATAAGGTAACAATGACGCCTCGAAAATTGGCCCGATGACATTGACCAGCGCGTGCTGCGCCAGCCTGTCCTTGAAGTCCAGCGCGGAAATCAGACGTGGTTTCGGTTCGTAGATGGTGAATTGCCGGTACTCGCCCTGAACCCAGGCACCGTCCAGCAACTGTTCGCGGATATTGCGCAAGTTCATATCCGCGTATTCCTTGAATTCAAGGTATCCCCAAGTCAGACGCTTGCCGCGCATCGTCTTGACGTAGGCATCGCGCAGATTGTCCATGCTGGCAATCTGCTCGATCAGATGTCCGTGGCGCTTACCCATGGCAAAAGCTGGCCGCGCCGTTCGCCACAACACGGTGGCTACTAGGCGCTCTACCAGACCCCCAAGGGTGTTTGCCGAAGCAGGACAACATGGCTGACCACATGGAAGAAGGCCGGCCTGCTGCGCCGTAACGACAGCAGAGCAAAGGTGATGCCAATTCCTTGTCCTCACAGACGCCGCGCGCCCCGATGTTGTTGTTCGAGTTCGTGGGCGAGTTGTTCCAGTTCGAGGCACGTGAACCGGAGTTCGACGTGTTGTCCCAGTTGCCCCCAAATAGCACGGCGAATTTATCCATGTTGCCCTCTGCGTTTCTGCTTCACGATCCAGGCACCCAGCAGACGCCCGACCTCCGCGATCAGCACTTGTGCCGTCTCGACTTGGTGTGGCGTGATGCCGCGAACCTGTTTGCTCACCAGAAACCGCAGCCAAAATCGCAGTTGCGAGAGGCCCGCATCCGCGACGTAGAGGCGGGAAATCTGTCCAGACTTCCCCGCTTCCACAATCAGTTTGACCTGCTCTAGCAGGCACTCGATGAACATGGCCTTGGCCACGCCATGCTTGCGTGGGATGTTCTGCGCAATGGGGTACAGATACGCGATGACCGTCTCGTACTTTTCGACGATGTTCATCTGCTCGTAGCATTGCGTGACTTCTTTTTCGGGTTCCATGTTCTATCGTATTGTTCCGGCGGCTGTCGCCGCCTTAGTCAAGGATCAGGTGGTCACAGACGCCGCGCGCCCCGATGCCGCCGCCCGAGGTCGTGGGCGAGGTGCTGGAGAAGGCTGGGCTCGAGGCCAAAGACGTCGACTGGCTGGTCCCGCATCAGGCCAACAAGCGCATCATCGACGGT